CAGCTATGTTTGAACCACCTTGCTGCGTAGCCACGCGAACAAACGCTGATTCAATAGTCAAGGGACGTTCATAGTAGGCGGTGATTGTGGTGCTTGCTACGGTTTGGGAAATGCTGACAGTGTATGTGCCGCCCTCATTGACGTTACCGCCTGCGCCAGTACCAAAGCCCACAATGGTTGTTCCTGCCGCGATTCCTGCGCCTGTGATGGTCATGCCCATTGTGATTGCGCCAGAGATTACGCCATCAACAGGGACTGTCAGGGTTGTGCCTGCAATTGAACCTGTGAAAGATGCCCCCACCGACCCTGATGGGCCAAGTGTGTATTGAACTGTATTTTGAACTGTCTGAAAAATGATTTCGGTCTTGTAGAAAACCATCATGTTTTCGTTTGACCACTGGGCGCACATATCGTTCAACATATCAAACGAATCTTGTGCGTCATCTGCTGATGGCGATTCGCCAGCCGCTAATGCGCCAATATCTTTAAGCGCCCTGCTGATAATGTCGTAAGGAGTCGTCATTTATTACACCTTTGGCACAAATTTCTGTGGTAACCAAGGGGCAACAACAACTCCATTCCCAATTAGGGACGCTAGTTGTTCCTCTAAGCGGGATTTTATAAGGTTTATGCCGTTTTGGGTAGTCTCATTTTCAATCCATGATGCCACATCAGATTCGGTCACTTCATGGAATGGCTTTTTAAGGATTTTGTCGCTAAACCACCAATTGCCCTCTGTTTGCACCTTTTCGCCTGTGTCAGCTTCAGCGGTCACATGGTATTTGGCATGGGTAATCAAGTCGCCATCAGCAGATATTTCTAGGATTTTCCAATCAAATGTTGTCATTTGCTCTCCAATGCTGTGATTCGTGCTGTCAGGGCTGTGATAAGGGCTTGTTGTTTTTGGATGTTCATTTTGTTGTCCTTAACAGGCCATCAGCACACAAGGCACACAGAAAGAACCATCTTCATATGTGCAAGTGACATGGGTTGATGTGACTTTGGCAACTGTCTTAGACCGAACAATATCATCACCTTGAGGCTTGGCAGTGCCGTCACCAGCAGACATAAGCAAGTCACCACGCTGGACAGTCACACCCTGAGCGATGCGGATAATCATGTCACCCGTCATCGCCATGTTGATTTCGTCTACATCGTGCGCGTCATCATGCGTCCAGTTCACGAACACACCAGCGACATTGGCATCACCCTCAACGTCCGACACCTTCACCTTGTTGAGCTGTTCGTTCTCGACAGGGTTGCCTTCTGCATCGGTGTAGACGTTCATCGCGTCCAAGTTAGACAGCACAGTGCCCTTGACCAGCGACTCGTCTTTTGGTGCTGTAGTCTGCGCCCAGCGAGACAAGTGACCACCGTTGTAGGACACGGTTGTGCCTGAGACGGAGATGTTGCCCTCGGATGTTCCTGCGCTTTGAAAATTTATTAGCGAACCGTCAGCAGTGCGGTTGAAAAATCCGGGCGTACCCGCAGACGAAGCAAAAAACTGACCGTTACTACCCGCAGCGATTGCAACAATGTTGTTATTCAGACCGGGCTGATCTTCTGATGTCGTTCCAATCAGCAAGTCACCGTTGGAGTCGATGCGCATAGCCTCCGCACCGCCTTCAGCAAAAGCAATGGTGTCAGCGGCAGGGAAGAAGATACCTGTGTTGGTGTCGCCTGTTGTAGTTATGGCGGGAAGTGCCGCAGTTCCAGCTTGTACAGTAGTTACACCAGTAGCCGATAAGGTAGTAAATGCACCAGTTGAAGCTGTGGTTGCGCCAATAGTTCCATTAATAGGCCCAGAAAATCCTGTTGCCGCCAATATTCCAGTAGATGGATTAAATGTTAGCTTAGTGCTAGAAACATTTTCTGTTGTGATTGTTCCTGTCGTTGCACTTGTAAATGTCAAATATCGAGTTGAATTTGTGGTTGTGTCATCAGAAATTGTCAACCCACCCGTTGGCGCCGCCCATGTAAACGCTGATCCATCCCATGTAAGCGCCGTGCTTGCTGTGGTTGGCGCGGTGATAAATGAAGTTGCATCTACCCCTGTTTGGTAAGGAATCTGATTGGCTACACCACCAGCAATGTTTGTTGCCTTTGTTGCACTTGCTGCGCTAGTAGCTGTTGCCGCAGTGCCGCCAATTGAAAGACTTGTTGCCGTGCCTGTCAATCCTGTACCCGCACCGCTAAATGATGTGGATGTGAAAACGCCTGTGGATGGATTGAATTGCAGCTTGGTGGAACTGACAAATTCGGTTGTTAGGTTACCCGTGGTTTGATCTGCAAACAGCGGGTAACGTGTGCCTGCTGTGGTTGTGTCATCAGTGACCGTTGCATAACTTGTTGGGGTAACCCATGTGGGTGCGCTTGTACCATTGGATTGAAGAACTTGTCCATTTGTGCCTGTTGACCCATTAACAGATAATGTGCTTGTCAACGATAAAGTTGTGAAATATCCAGCGGCAGCGGTTGTTGCACCGATAGACATATTGTTAATTGTGCCAATAGAAGTTGGGGCAATTTCAACTGAATTAACGCCTGTGGGTTTTATGTGGACATGACCCGTACCCGTTGGGCTAATGTCAATCTGTGCATTTGTTCCATTGATATTGGTGGAAACACTTAATGTAAGGTTATCACCACCACCAGCACCCCAAGACAATTGACTTGTACCGCCTGAATTACGCAAAGCCCCGCCAGCACTTGTTGCAGCCTCAAAAAATGGGCCAACAAACTTTGTCGTTGCGGTGATGGTCGTGCCTCTAACCGTGTTGGCAGTTGTCCCGCCAATTGCTGGCGGTGCAGACAAATCCAATGTGCCGCCCAATGTCAAGTTGCCTGAACTGGTAACAGTCCCACTTAGGGAAATTCCCGACACTGTGCCTGTACCACTGACCGATGTGACCGTGCCTGTGGTTGGTGTTGCCCATGAGGGAACGCCTGAAGCCAAGGTCAAAACCTGACCATTTGACCCCGCTGCCAAGAATGTGGTTGTGCTTGGCGCTGATTGGTAGGGCAATGATCCTAATGCCCCGCCAGCTAGATTGGTGGCAGTTGTGGCGCTTGTTGCGGTGGTGGCAGTAGCCGCGTTGCCCCCAATGGATAAACCGCTTGCAGTGCCTGTTAAATTCGTTCCTGCGCCGCTGAAATAGGTATTGGCTGTGACTATTGTCCCAGTAACTGCCGCAGCAGTTGAACCGCCAATGGTTGTCCCGTCAATTGAACCGCCAGTAATTGCTACCGCATTGGCGTTTTGGGTGGACATTGTGCCAAGCCCAGAAACTTGCGTGTTTGCAATTGCAATCGGTGTGTTGGTGACTGAACTAACCTGACCTGATGCGTTGGTTACAAATACAGGCACAGATGAGGCAGAACCATACGTTCCAGCCGTACCTACAGGGGTGATGCTGAAAACATAATTGTTTAAGGTCAGACCCGTGCCAGCAGAATAAACCGCTGTATTGGCAAACCGCACAAAGGTGATGGCGGTGACCCCAAGAGTACCGCCCGGCAAATTAGTGTTCACCCACGCAGACCCTGCCAACGTCACGCCATCCAACACAAACAGATAAGCAGACAGCAATTCATCATAGGTGTTGGCATCAAGGGATCGCGTCCATGCGCCAGCCGCCGCCAAATAAATGCCGTTGTTTGCACCTGTTGTTTGGTCTTTCACCAATATGCGGTTTCCCGCTGTCAAGGTCACATTCCAATCACCGCCTGCCTGTACACCCAAACCAGACAACGTGATATTGCCTGTAGTGGTGTAGTTTGCTGGCGCTTTAAACGCCAAACCTTGGGCAATTGCGTCCACATAAGCTTGATTCACAATTGAATCAGGCGAACTAGGGGCGCTTGAAATTGTTCCCGTGGTGGTAGCAATGTTGGTAAAAACCCCAGTGGATGGGGTAGTTGCGCCAATTGTGGTGCTGTTAATTGTGCTGTTGGTAATGTTCAAACCCGATTGATCGGGGTTGACATTGGCGTAAAAAGGCGTACCCGCTGGCCCGATCAACGTGACCAAATCGAATGTCGGTTCAGGCTGAAAAATCCCCTGAACTGGGACAATGTTTATGGTTTGGGTTTTGGCGGCTTCATTTGCCATATCAAACCCTTAATCAGCTTGGCAAGCAGTGATATACAACGTGTTTGTGCCTGAACTAATTGCCTTGATGTAGAAAGGCGCTTTAGGGGCGGCAATCAACAAAGGAAAAGTCATAGCAGGAGGCAACACAAATGAACCGCTGTTGCCAGTAGATGCTACTGTTGGGGTGGTTACTGTGCTGGAATTGGACAATTCAACAGCCGCCACGCCAGTACCAGTGTTTATCAATGAAACATAGTTGGTTTGATCGTTTGTGGTGGCTTCAATCAACAACGCGGCGCTGGCTGATGTTGTCAAATTTAGGGCATATGTGCGTCCGCTTGGGCGCATTACAGAAGTATTGACCATGTTTAGTCCCTCAGTAGTTTGTTGAATTATAGGCTTACAAATGGAAAAAGCCACCCCTTTTGAGGATGGCTTTCCCACTTATTCCATTCTGTTTAAGGCAGGAATGACAGGTCGTAACCGTAGATGAAAACATCAGCAGTAGCAGCCGCGCCTTGTGCGGTTGTGTTGCGGATGTAAAGGGGTGTACCTGTTACTGCATCAGTAGATGTAGCGGCAGTCACAACCACTTTGGCGGCGGTGGTGTTACCAGTTAAGGCGTAGGCGGTTTTAACCGCTGTGCCAGTAGCACCGGGGCCTGTGTACACAGCTAATTGCGCTGTGGTCAGGTCAACAGATGCGTTGGTAACAATGATGCTTTGAACAGAAACGCGACCACTAGATAAAACAGTGGCAACAGTGTCTGCGACTGCATTCAAATTTACGCCTTGAGCAGACGCAATCAAACGCAGGGCTTGGTTGGTTGCTAAATTGGTTGGGTGGTTTGTGTTGGTTGTTGCTGGTCCGGGATTTGCCATGATATGTTTTCCTTAAATTGTTTGATGAAACGGGGGTGTTTTACGCCCCCATTAACCTTTAGGCTGCAACGCGGCAGGCAAGTTCAGGGTACAGCGGAGCCCAGCCATACAGCACATCAACGCGAGTCGGAATCGAATCGTTGTTGATAGTGTATTGACGAACCACACGCATTGACAGACCCAATTCCTTATCGCTTGCGCGACCAGCAAAGTGAACGCCATCAGGCAATTCCAAGTCAGCACAGGCCAAGGTGAAAGCATTTTTGTGCATCACGATATTCTGTGGAGAGACAGTGCCAGTGTTGTTGAATGGAGTCACAACAGCAGATGCGCTGGTGGAAGCCAAGCTAACGTTCTGAAACTGACCACCAGTAATCACGGCAGGGCTAACGGTCACAGAAGTTGTGCCAGAAGTTGCCACGGTCACAGGTGCGGTCACCACAAAGTTACGCAAGCGGTTGCTGCCGTAGGCTTGACGGTTCTGTGGGTTGACAGCGAAAACGCCAGCAATCGTAATCACATCACCTTGTTTCAAGCCAGCAGTAGCCGTGGCAGCGGTCAGTGCAATGGTGGAAGTTGATGCCCAGCCAGTGGAAATGAATCCAGTTGCTGTGGTGGTGGCACATGACAGAGTAGCGGTTGCATATGAACCGAATGTCTGTGCCACAACGTTTTGATCCATCTTCCAGTTCATGCCTGCGGAGTCACGACCCATCATGCCTTTGGTGTACTGGCTAGAAATCTTGTCTGAGGGAACAAACAAACCTTTCAAGCTGTCCACAATGGTTGCGCCTGTGAAAGGTTCAACGATACATGAACGGCGACCATCGCGGGGTGCGCCCTCGCTGTCAAGATAAGCGCCTGCGGTCAGGTATGTGATCAAGCCAGTTGGGGGTGTACCAGCAGTACCAACGATGTTGGCGGTGTTGTTTTTAGCCATTGTCAGACCGTCAAAGTCGATCTTGTTGGCAATAGCTGCAACAGCAGGCTTCAATACACGGTCAGAGAACATATCCAGAGACAAAGCCAAGTCTTGGCTGGTGAACTGGGTATCAACGTGGAACTGTGTGGACAAAGTGACAGGCACTGAGGTTTCGTTGAAATCTTCAACGTTCAGGGCTGGGCCAGTTGTACCGATGAAACGACCGGGTTTGCGGACGTTCAAAGTAGCACCAATTTTTGCGCCAGTTACGGCAAATTGGTCATCGTAGTTGCGTTCGACTTCACTTGAAAAAGTCAATTCGTTTTCTAAGACCATCAACGCTTCGTTGGTGATCATGCTGATGGTAAGCAGATTGTTGCTCATTTTATTTCCTTAAAAGAATGGGTTTAGCGAATCTTTCCAGCCAATCGTGCTGCTCTCCAAGCCTGATATG